TAAACACATACCCGCCTATGAAGGCATAACCACCACAACCCAGTCCCAATTCATAGCTATGGCGCAAGCACTGAAGAGGAATTGCTACCGTTATAAATTGGATGCTAAGCGTGCTACAGCATTCATGTCTGACGTTAAAAACAACCTAACTGGTTTGGTGCTACCCAAACTCGACAGGGATTTGCTAACGTCTTGGGTAGCTCTTGCGGAAAATGCTAAGAGGAGTGTTGGACTTATAGTCATTCATGGTGCAGGTGGAGCTGGAAAGAGTAGGGCACTGCAAGAACTGCTGAGGCATGGGAAAATGGACATCAATGAAGTTAATATCGTGGTACCCACCATCAACCTCGCTGTGGATTGGAAAAGAAAACTGCCAAGCATGGATCCTAGAAGAATCATGACTTTTGAAAAAGCGTGCGAACGTGAGGGCAAATCCATCGTCATCATGGATGATTACGGAAAATTACCTGCGGGCTATATTGACGCTTACCTGGCCATCAAATTCAACGTTGAGTTGGTAATTCTCACTGGAGACCAGAGACAATCCGTTTTCCACAATGACAAGCGAGACTCGCAAATCGCGTTGCTAAACTCTAACACGGATCACTACAAACGATACTGCGACTACTATCTCAATGCGACGCATCGCCAACCCCGACGACTTGCCAACCCAATCAAAGTCCACGCAGAAAGAGAAGTAGGTGGCGCCGTTAAGCACGCGACCCTCATACCTACCAATGCCATGACGCTCGTACCAGCTTTCAGAAGTCAGTCGCTGTTAACTGACTTAGGCAGACAAGCCATGACTTACGCGGGTTGCCAGGGCCTCACGCTTCCTCACCTCTCCATCGTTTTAGATAAGGATACCCCTTTATGCTCCGATGAAGTGCTGTATACAGCACTGTCGCGCGCCTCAGAAACAATCACTTTCATCAACACGCATTCTAATAACAAAGAGTTTTTGGACAAACTCGACTCGACACCATATCTCAAAACTCTGATATCAGGAGTGCGGGAAGACGAACAAGCTGGCAGAG